AATTTGTGCGAGCTCAAAGAGACGGTGAAACCAAGCTGCTTGATTGTAATGAGTTTTATACTTTCGATTTTTGGGTTAAACCTCGTAAAACAATCTCGTGGCGCACTCCCAATAGCATTTTTACAGATGAGACTAAAGAGCCCGGCTTCATTGGATATTTTGATTTCGGGTGGCCTATTTATAGTCCCTTCCCATGTGATGCTATGAATTGGAGTGTCGCGGTTAATCGTCTTGGTCCTACTCCGCCTTACAGTCCGGTTCCTGGTTTGTGGAAACATTTTGCAAAGATACACAAGAAGAACCCAGTTTTTCGTTTTGCTCGAGTCAATGCTTTAACGAAAACGAAGGAAATTCTTGTGCATGCCTTACTTTCTTTGCGTAAATGGGGCTATGATTCCAAGGATTTTAATCAGCGTACGGATACTCTCTATAACGCAAGCCGGACCCGCCATTTCATTAGTTTCCTCGTTGGTGAGAACAGTTTGGCTCCTTCCTCTTACTGTTTTGACACCTGCCGTTTTCTTGAGGCCACCTTTTTGGAGACCACTTATGAACTCGCTTGGGAAATGACTAAGGATATGGCGAACAGGGCAAAGCGATTGGGCGACTATCGCAATTTGCAAACTCTTTTCCCCGCAGATCTGGAATCTACAACCTGCTTTGTCAAGAGCGATGAACTTCTCTTGGATGCAAAGCCTCGCTTAATACACAACGCCAGTTCGCTGATCTTTTGGAGTAATCGCTCGGCCTTACAAAACTTTTCTCGTGTGCTCGATGCACGCAAGTTTTTGGCTTGGAGCTTCGGAGATCGCTTGGTGACGTTGACTTACGGTGGGGCTATGGATCCTCAAGAGAAGACTGAATGGAGGAATGATGTGGAACAGTATATTCCTTCTCCTGAGTTTCGCTCTACCGTCCATATCATCGTGGGAGGCGATGATATTTTGATGGTGTGTGCGGGTTGGAGTCAAGAAAGGAAACTCCTAACGGAATTTGAGATTGAACTAGATATTTCCAAGTGTGATCAAAGTCAAAATGATGTTACTTTTGCAATCTTCAGTGCTTTTTCTCAGTGCGTGTACGGATACGAAGATGCATGGTTGCTAAAGAGCATCAAAGGCAATATGGAAAGCTCGACGCCCTTCTATAAGCAGCATGGAATGTGGTTGCAAACCGGCCAAGGTGAAACTACGTGTTTTAATAGTGGAGCCGTTGGTGGAACTGCAATCACGTGTTGTCTTATTTTGGATGAACTTACAGAAGAGGCGGTGCGGTTTTTCTTTAATGCAGTTGGTTTTGATGTCAAGGTTTCGCGCATGGACAAAGGATGTGGGACATTTCACAAAGGATATTGGGC